CTGAGCCTACACCCGCCTAAACGCTTGATAGCACTCCCCATTCTACTATCTAATCCTACCTCAGCTCAAGCTCCTGCCAGCCAACAGGGTATCTACGTCCCGACTTTCACGGGCTGTGGCTGGCATTCTTGCTGGCTGTCATTTCACGCCTTGACATTTAATCCTTCTGGCGAACTAGTTTTAAGGACACCAGCAAGCTATGTTAAGGTACTACTCCCAAGCTCAGTTTAGCCAAATCAATCAATCCAGCTATGGTCTGTTTCCAGCAATCCACAAATATACCTAACACTCCAGCAAAGTCGCTGGAATATTGGGCGGCGTGGGCAACTGTACCAATGAGGAATATGATGGTGAAAGTTCCTACAAGTACAATTGCCAGGATAGCTATAATCAACCTTCTAATTGTTCTGTCCATCTGTTAACCTACTTTATGGTACACACCATTCTCATCTTTGGTAACCGTACCAGCAGCCTCCAGAGGTGGCAGGAATGTACCCTGAATTATGGACTGGGTTAGCTCCGCATCACTCTTTACCAATGGATCCTGGAAAACAGTATTATTCCACTGTTGCTGGGTTTTACCATCCAGCAGGTTAATAGCCTGTTGGATCGGAGTTACCCCTGCTGGTGCAGCCGGCTCCGGCTGTCCGGCAGTAGCAGGTGTGGTAGCTACTCCACTATGTGGAGTTCCACCTATACCCTCTACATAGACAACCTCCCAACACTCCCTTGGCACTTCCTGACCAACACTGCCATCCCACATCATGTGCCCAGGTGTTACCTTCCACTCTTGAACCTTGCCAATAAGAGCATCTTGGTTCTTAGCCTGCTCCTGTGGTGCGTTCTCATCCAGGCCAGCGTTCAGGATTTTATCCATACTGGCGCCAAGGACACCCATAGCACTCTTGACACGGTTGGAGTGCATGATGTTTATTTGGGCTACTGGAAATGGATATGGCTCAGTGGACTCAAAAACCTCTACATCGGAGAAGTTGTAAAGTACCTCCAACCGAGGCTGAGGCATAGCTCCTCTCTGAACCATACTGCCGGTAATGGAGTCCAGTTTACCTCTGAAGTGCCTTAATGGACTGCGAAATCCTCCGGTCTCAAATCCTCTGGTTCTTAACTGTTCTATCACTTGCTCAGGTGTTAAATCAGCCAATTTTTTCCTCCTTTATTACTGTATTTGTTACTGTATTGACCTGTGCTAAATACCTATTGATAGCATCCTCAATTACTTCATTAGCCTTGCGTTCCTCCTTTATAGCCTGTATTCTGAGTGCCTTAACAAGGTCTGGTGATAATCTTACTGTAAATGCCTTCTTGCTCACTATTTCACCTCTGGTTCAACTCAGCATTATAATTGTATCACAAAGGCACCAGCTTTGTCAAGTACTTTACATAACATACTTTACATAAAGTTATGGCGCTTGTGGATTATTAAATGGTAAATTACCAAGTCCATCAGGCCTAGGTTTGGGTAAAGTTGCGGGCATGGTCTTTCCCTCCAGCCGAGCTATGGATGTGGCATAGATGGTACCACAGTCCATGCAAATGTCGGTATGGATTATGAAGCCAGGCAAGGTAGAACCTACCAGCAACCTAGATTGTTTGGCTTTATCTACCACTACTCCCTGCCTTGTGTCGTAAGCAAAGAACCACTCCTCCCTTGCCATTCCTGCCTGCTTTAATTCCTCACCTAACTGCTCGCAGAAACGCTGGGTGGAGCCACAATTAGGGCAGGTAGGGAATTCTCTATGGAAGTTTTTATCCACTTTGCTCCTCCTTACTTAATTCCTCCAAAAATTCCTCATAATAAGGACACTCCTCTCCTACCTCCAGCAAACATAGTTTACCATTTAGCTTGCATATCCACATACCGCTATACCAACCAACTTTGGCATCTGGGCATTTGGGTATTTCCTCTAAGTCGTCCATCTAAATACCTCCTTGAGTAAATATCAAATCATTCCTCCTAACAGTTATATGGAGTGGTTTTAGCCTCTCCTCAGTATGGCGGGTTTTCTCAAACACAAGGTTAAGTGTAACTAGACCTGTATCCTCATTGTCCTCTACCTTATCCACAAATATTATGGTATCTAACCAGCGTGGGAACCTGCTGGAACCAAACGCCTCATCGGTGCCGTAATGGAATGTTTCACCTTCATTATGCTCAGCTATCCTGGTATGGTGTATCAATATGACAGCCAGCTTATATTTGGAACGGAGTAAATCCATACGGTCAAGGAATAGTCCAACATCATAATCGTCGGTTAGCTTGCCTGACATGGAGCTAAATACAGGGTCAATGACCAATACTTTTGGCATGGTTCTGGTTATCTCTTTCTCCAGCTCAGAATAGCCCCAACCTTTGTCTACCTTCATATATAGCTCACTGGAATACCATAGTTGGTTGGTAGTTACCTTATTGCCAGTCATGTATTTAATCATCCGCTTCCTAAGTGGTCCCTGTGGTATCTCAGTTTGGAAGATATAAACAGGACTGGCAATGGTTTTATAGCCAAACCAAGGTTGGCCAGTAGCTATTTTGAAGGACATATCTAGCCCTACCAGCATTGATTTCCATGTCTCCTCCTTACCATAGACCATCATAGTACCTTGGGCTATCAAGATGTCATGGTCAATGATGTAGGGCTGGATAGGTGGAGTCCATTGTATCAATTCCTGTGGAGTCAGCCCTTTCAATCTATAATAACCTTTCCATCATTGGTTCCTGTCTCTATGAAACCCTGTTGCTTGCCATCCTTATCACATACAGTCAATCCATACTTCCATTTACTGTCATCCCATGGAGCATCTACCGTTTCCTTGGTGGGCTCCTCAGATGGAAAGACAAACAGATTGCTGGGGTAGTTCCTTAGCTGTTGCATTAGGATCCTAATTTCCTTCATTTAGAACCTCCTTCTTTTTTAATGGTACTAATTCATACAATCCTAAGTCCAGTAGTACATAGCAAATACCAGCTTCGCAGGCGGGCCCATAATGCTTACAACCATGGCAGTCAGGCAGGTTATCAGCACTATACCTTAGCTTGAAACGCTTTATCCACTTGCTAATGGTAGTTTCATCCACCTCATTACCTAAGCGTTTGGCTACTACTGATAGGCTGCCGCTGACCAGCACTTCCTCAACAGCTACTCCATATTTCTGCTCCAGGTATTTCATCAAGGCAGTTTTGGGCTTATCCGGATGGGTAGCCCTTATTGCTGGAGCCAGTCGCTTCCTGCCCTTCCTGCTAGGCTTAACCAGGATTAGACCTCTTTCTTGGAGTATCTTATCCTTTGGTGTTAAATGCTTGGTCATTATCCTCCTCTATGGATTGATTGCCACATACTGGACAAACTGCTTCTGGTATTACATCACCTGGTTCTTGAGGGTTAGGAAAATATTTGGTAACTAGCTCTGTTTCATCTCCTTGCCAACCACAGGCAGTACATTTGAACTTCATTATACTCCTCCATTCAGCTTATATAGCAGATAGAGTGTTAACCAGAACAATGCTAATAGTATAACCCACTTACTCACCTGCCTTCCTAGCCAACCTTTCCTTCACATATTCCTCTGGAGTGGTCAGCTTTGGCTTAGCTCTGACCAAACCAATCCTGGCTAACCGCTTGGACTCCTCCATCTCACTCAATTCCTGTTGGTGTTTATCCCACTCATGTCTGGGTATGTACCTGCCATCCCGAAAGATAAAGTGTTTAGCTCGTTCCCTGTTCTTCCTTTTGCTCATTATTCTCCTTAATCAGGTGGTTAATATTGGGGAAGTATTTCTCCAGGCACTTGTTACATATACCATCTGTAAACCCGTTGTCCCACTTTCCTCCGTAAGGTGGTTTGGTATCAGTTATCCTATTACACCAAGCACAATGGATTATCATCATAACCTCCTATATTAGTAGCGAACCTCTTTTGGTGTATTAGCTCCATAGCCCTATCATGGTCTACACCTAGCTCCTCCAGTATTCTGCGGGTTCCATTGGGACCTTCACCTCCATATCCGCAGCTACAACCTGATAGTAGGATAGTTCCTCTGGTGCCAAATATCTTGAGGTTGTACTCCAATGGGATTATGTAGCCATTATGTAGTTTGACATCCACCCTTAATGGCCTAAAGCTACAGGCTATACGGGTTACCTCACCTATCAGTGGCTTGTGTTGGTCCCAGAACTCCAGGCTTTCAACGGTAATACCACAGCCATCATCCTTGTAGTCCATAAATATCCTCCTTATAACTATGCAACTCCGCACATAATTTGCGGTACCTCTCCATCTCATCATCCCAAATAAAGTATTGGCACCTAGTGCACCAGCGTGGCTCACCTACACAGTAGAACTCTGCTCCACAGTTATTACATCCATAATGGGTGGGGCCTAGGCATACAAAATCTCCGTAATAATCTGTGCCCATTTGTTGGCTCCTTCTGGTAACATATACTTATTGCAGTATAATACTATATATTAGTATAGTATATAAACTAATCCTGATAATTCAATTACCATCTACCACAAGCCTCCATGAACTTATATCTGTCAAAGTTAGGATTATCATTATCAAATAAGTCAGCTAATAACCCTATTATCAGCGACCAGTCAGAATTCCACAATCTTGACTCAACTGGTGCCTCATTAAGCACTTTGGCTATGGCTTTATAATGTTTCCTGGTAAAGTCCGGCATTTTACACCTCCTTAATGTCTATATGGTAGGTTAATGCTAGGAAAGAAATGCCTGGCATCTTCCTCCGATAGCTTGGCTCCATACTCCCTTGTCCATTCCAAACACTCTAACTCATCCCACCCATCATCAGCACCTATATATGCTGCCCAATCTATACCCTCTGTTATGGACGCTACTATGGCTATACCCTGACCGTTGGAGTTCCAATAGCGACCTTCAATAGCTTTGGTTCCACCAATCATTTTATACCTCCTAATAGCTTTATTTCCACCAGCAACCATCCCTCCTGGTTTGTACTGCTCCATCTATACGGACTAGCATGCCTCTAACAGTGGAGCCGGTTACAACCTGACCTTTATGTTGCTTGGCTATGAGTCTCATCCTGGAGCCACCTTTGGCAGGTACATAAAAGCCTTTGGAACCAATTCTACCCTTGAGGTAACCCCTTCTGTCCTCGTAGGTGATGGTTAGTTTGCCACCTACCTCACACATTGGGTTGCCTCCTTTTCCTTTCTTCCCTTAGCCCAGCTAACAGGTTCCTAGCCTCCCATCTGGTTCTGACCTTCTCCTCGTGGGGTTGCTGGTAACCTAGCTGGGCACAGAGCTTGGTTATAGCCCTTACCTGTTTAGGTGTGGGTGGTAATTGCCAGGAGCTGGTTGGTGGGATTTTCTCAACCAATAATACTACCTCCTTTAGTATCCAAAATCTTCCAGCATGGCTGCGGCTCCGTCTATGTCATCACCTAGCAGGTCTAACATAACGGCGGATACCTCAGCCCGTTCTGGCCTGCTGGTTACCTCCTTACCTTTACAGCAAGGACAACCTCTACCAGCTTTGAGGTCTCTGGCTTCCTCAGGAGTCATATCATCCACTAGGGAATAGACATCCCAAGGTTCACCACAGCGTGGACAATAAATATCCATTAGGCTACCTCCTGTTTTACTGGTTCATGACCAGTACCATCACATCGGCGACATTGTTCGTCCCTGCCTAGCCGTATGTAGTGCCCGGCACCCTTACAGACTTCACATGGATTATCCACTCGGTGAAGAAATAGCGTAGTCTCTCCATATTTCTCTCTTGGCTCCACCACCACCCCAGGACAGAATGTTTTTACTGCCAGTTTGAACAACCTTTCGGTGATATGTCCGGCATAGGCAATATAACCACGGTCATAGGATGCTTGGTCGGTAAAGATTGCTACCTCTCTGGAAGGCTCAAAGCCCATCTTGTTCATAACTCCGGAGCGGCTTGACCACGGACCCTTGAGAGTTTTCTCTGTACCATCTTTCATGGTGATGTGGAAGTGCCTACCGAAGTAGCCTTCCTGTTGCTCTGGGTTACCACTGTGGTAGAAGAATGACACATAGCCGTCCCTTTCAGCGAAATAGCAACCATTGTTTTCCTCATATCTAAGGTCTTTATAGTCTGGCAAGTGGTCAGCCAGAACCTCCAGCTCTGGGTCGTTGTTATAGCCTTCCATCCACCTGACCCTGGCGTTTAGAATTCTCATTCCATTCTCCTTACTTAGAATTTGGTTTGTTGCCAACCTTGACAGCTATGACCTGGACTTGGTACTTGGCTCCATACTCAATGACCTTACCCTGGCCACGAAAGCCAATGGAGCCGGTCTTGAATGAGGTAGGAGTCATCTCAATAGTAGCTGCGGCTTTGGCTAGGATATTTTGTCCTGACATGGTTCACCTCCTTTCATGGTTTAGTTACCCACAGTCCTCCAACCTTCAAGTACAATGATGTCACCGACCAGTTTCCAGGGTTTGAATAGGTTGGAAGCCTTGATATTCATCGGCTTACCTTTGAGTCTACCTGTATCATCCAGGACTAGGGTAATATCCTGACCTCGGATTGGTAATAGTTCAATATATCCACCAACTATCTCCTGAGCTTCCTTAAGTGTTGGTCTGTGGTCTAACTCCTGTTCGGAGCCGTCAACTTTGAGTATTGTGGCTTTGCCCATGATTTACCTCCTTCCCTAATTCATTCTGGTTAATAACCTTAATGCCCACCAGTCCTTGTCCTGCTCGTAGTAACAGAAATCTACTCCTTCCTTGCCTATAAGCATACAAAGGGCAGTGAGTACCAAGTCTGCTAGGCTAGGTTCAACCTCGTTTGGTAGCTGCATTATTACCTCCAAGTTTAATAATCTTAACTGGATGCTTTATACCATCAGTCAGTCTCCAGGGGCGTTTGGTACTATTATGGGCTGGTACAATCCTTATACCAGACCTTGACTGTTGGACATATAGGATGGTATCCCTAACATTCATACTCTGCCTCTATAGCTATAATATCCTTGAAGTCCAATCCTGGATAGGCACATAATGGGCATAGCTTGCCACCTCCACCACGCTTTTTGATTTGCACCTCTCTACGCCTTGCTTCGGATTGGCTAGCATAATGCTCCACTCTTACCAAACTGAATTGTATGCCTTTATTGGTAGCATACCTACACAGCTTACTGCCATTGCCAGCCCTATGCTTGTCCAACCTTGACTCTAAGTCCTTTGTGTAACCCACATAATGCTGGCAACCTGCACCATTCTTACCGTACCAATATGGACGGTCAAAATGCAGGATATAGACTGTAGAGTTGTTCACAATTAATCCTCAATTCTAACCGCCATTGGGGCCTCACCACCATATTTCAGTATGGTGTGTACAAAGCCTAGATAAGAGCTTATATGGAGTTCTTGCCCAACCTTGAGTGAAGCATCACCGGCTTTGGTTACTCTGATAATAAATGAGTCCTCACCACGGCATATCTCCTCAAGCATGTTTGATTTGGTTCCAAATAAACGGCTTGTCATTGACCTACCCTCACTTTCACTATGCTACCTATAGTATATCATAAAGGTGTTGCAACTGTCAATAGTTGCATTATGTCAATCAGCTTATGTAAAGCTAACATTATGTAAAGTAGCAACCTCATGTCCATAACCTGCCCTACCTTTGTTCAGGTAATGTCCACCTATCCACCACAAAAGCATACCTGGTTTTAGGCATAAAAATAAGAGGTAGGACGGCAACTAATCCTACCTCTTACCTTGTGGTTTATTTAGCCGGTGCCAACAATCCAGCAGCTAAGGCGGCCTTTTTAACCTCATTCTTTACCCGCCAGGCATTGGAATTGGTGGTTTTACCCAGCTTTTCACTGGCTGACTTGTCTTTGGCTTCCGCTTCCTCCAACTTAGCCCTATCCTCACTAGTGGCAAATTTGTCAAATACCTCGGACAAGCTCATACCAAACTCATCTCTGGTCTTGCCACCACCGCCACCACCGTTGGCTTTACGGGTTTTAATAGCTGGTATCAGCAATCCCACACCACCAACAACCTTGACGGCGCCATTGGGGTCAACACGACCCTTCTCATCCTCGTTATGGTCGGTGGTATAGGTGAAACCCTTAGCCCTCACATCAGCAATAGCTTTATCAAGGTTGAGCCCCTTAACCGCTTCCTTAATAGTCTTGGCTAATGCCTCACGCTTGCCGGCTAATGCTTCCTGCTCCTTGCGCTCCTTCTCTATCTCAGCCTTGTGGCGCTCAGTCTTGGACTTCACCACCTCTGCACTCAAGGCTTCAATAGCGGCTACATCATTGTTGGCAATAGCTTCCGCCAGCTTTGTTGATAGCTCCTTAATATCAGTCATTACAGCTCCTTTTTTGTCTATCACTCCTAGGGGGCACTCAAGCCCCTAGAATTACTTGTTCTCAACTTCCTTGTTTTGCCAGTATGGGCAGTATTCTGCATTTGTTGGTAGTAAGTCCTCTATATCAGAATATGGACATACAAACAGGTTCTCACATTGTATATATGTCAGGTATTTGCAGGACTCACACTGTTTTAATATTGTACCGCTAATCATTTCAGCTCCTAGTTTTGCTCCGTTATGATTGACTCCAGCATATTCATGCTATCCTTGACCGCCTGCAAATATGCACTTTGGTAATCATCTGATATTAGACACTTTTTGTGCAACTCCACTACATCATTAGCAGTCACATTGATGCGTTTGCACCACTCCTTGTACAACTCTTGTTGTGTCATTATCAACTCCTTGCTTTATTCGGAGCTTAAGCACTCCTAGGAGTGATAGACTGTTATTTGAATAGCAACTTGGATTTTACTCTAGCTGATAGGACATAGGAGCAAGCTCACTGATGTTACTTAGCTGATAGGCAATAATGCTCAATAAGTGATTTTATTTGAAACCTTGAACCCGACTCAATCTTGCCGCCAGATATATTCTCCTCTTTATCACCCATAACAACCGTTATTGTTTTTGGGAAACATCTGTAATCACCTACAAGTGTATATTCAGGCTTAATTACTATATCTGGTGATATTGGAAAGTTATTCTTCCGCATAGTAGTAACACTCCTTTTTACTGTATTACCCCTATGCCCTAGCAGCTAGAGTAAATTGCTATTCGTAGCTGAACCCGTCTTTATGAAGGACTATTCAGCTTTGTTAATGTGCTACTGCCGTTACCACTTCAGCAGCTTGTAGCTTACATTGCTACATTATCAGTCTAGCACAAGGCACACTATTTGTCAAGTACCTGGCTTAACATAACACCACTTTATTTTGATACTAGCTGGGTGATTGCTGGAGCTACTTAATATCACATAATTGCTGGAGCTACTTAACATAATACCTGCCAGCACCTAGCTTTACATAATGTTGCCAGCCTTGAGGTACGGGTCAGCACCTTTTCAGATAGGTAAACTGTTATTTATCCTCTCTCTGAAATTTCCAATTTCCCACACTTTTGTAGTGGATAGTTCCATCAACTGCTTACCAATTCTCCTCAGTCCTGGTCATGACATACCTTCCTTGCAGGATAGAATGTTGGCTCAGTGTTCTTTCCATTCCTTCACCTCGCATCTCCATCACAATCAAACCCCATCAAAGTCCTGGTGTGGACGGAAATAGCTCCAGTCGGTTGGGAACCACCTAACATCAAAGCAATAGATGCAGTAGAAATAACCTCGCAACCCTTTGGTTTGGTTTAACTCCCTCCAATAATGCGCTCCACAGTTATGCTTAACATGCAGTGGTATATTAGGATTTATCGGAGCGGCAGGACATTTCCAGCTACCTGACTCCACATACTTATCACCGGTTAGCCGAGCTTTCCTCCCCATTATGCTACCTCATTTCCCCAAACATCCCAGCCCAACCTTTGCCTCCTCGCAAATATATCAACACGCTTCTCTCCAAACATCTCTGCCCATTGGTAGAATATATCAGGCTTGACCGAGTGCTTACCCCAGGATGACTCTGAGATTAGGGTTGGCATAGCCTTCCTGTGTGGGTACATTTCAATCCTTCCTTTGAACCCTACCAGAACAAATTCTGTCCTACGGTGAAAGCCAAATAAGCACATACCATTTTGTTTATCCCAGGTAATAAGTAAATGGAATTTAGATCCCCAATAACTTAATATATCCAATGCTACATCCAGGTATTGATTTATTGTCCATAGGAATAGCACACAACTATCGTCCGCAATCCCTCTTATATCCAAGTTGCAAATCTCCTCAATTGACATCGTAGGGTAATCCAGAGTTGGGCCTTGGTTGGGTCTAACATTTCTTACTATTTTACCAATGTCCCATGGTGGGTCAACTACTATCACATTGTATCTATTGCTCCATATATCCATTATAGCCTCCTAGCCAAGCCTTTCTGCCCATGATTTAGGCACTCCTCCTAACCTAGCTACATCCAGCATTATCTCAGCCATTTGTTTGGTAAGCCTGCTCTCCACCAGCAATTTGTCCGGAAATTCAGCCTTTATACCCTTACGCCTTTGCTCCAAAGCATGAAACCTCCTAACCAGCAAAAAGCGTTTCCTCTTATCCTCCACCGACAGCTCCGTGTAGCCTATCCTACCCTGCCTGTACGGCACATAAGGATTGCGTTTAAGGTAATCCAGCCCTTGCTCTACCCAGCAGTTTGGGTGGTAACATTGTTGGGTGTTCCAACGCCTTCCATCACTACCCTTATTCCAGAATAAAACAGCCACTAAGGGCTGTCCCGGCTCAATCACCTGTTGGCACCATTTACATTCAGCCCTATTCTGGCACCAACGCATGGTTACATTAGGGATTGTCAAAGTGATGACTCCAAATACCTGCATAATAGTTTAATGGTTTCTGGGTGGCAGTGTGAAAGTATTTTATTTCTATTTTTTAACCACCAAGGCCACCCTTGATTTGGCCATTTGCCTTCATAGGCCCTACTAGCTCCCATCCAATCGGCTACCATTTCCCTGATATATTTGTCCGGCATTGGTAATGGTTTCATATCAGGATAGCCGCCACGATTGTGTCCTGTTATTGGTACCCAGTATTCCCAATGATGCTTATTACACCTTTGGTGATGGAGCCATGCATAACTAAAGCCCAGTGGGTCTGATGCACCACCATAAAATTGTCTTTGGTAATGTGGTAACTCACATGGTAGGAACTTACTCCAATCATGCAATAATAGCAGGTATAACGGAACATTTAATTTAATGCCTGCTAGTAGTACGAACCATTTATGTTTAATAGTTAGCCAAAAGTATCTCACGTTCTCCTACAGTATGGATTTAACTCATTCCATGTTCGTGAATTATTTGTGGTATCTATCTCCATACCACCGTAAGGGTTGGGAGCGAACTTAAACAATGCCCTAACATTAGGTATAATTATTTCTTAGTAGCCTCATAAAACGGACACTTATTGGCTGAATGGCACTTTAATGAGGCTTTCCATCCTTTCAGACATTTAGGTTTGAATAATGGGTAACCAGTAGTCGTATAATACTTACACATAGCAATCATACCAGTGAATACTTCCTTTCCTCCTCATGCTTCCTTCTAATCAGCTCCCAATTACCTCCCTTAACCAAATAGGCTGGGAATATCACCCCACACCGACATTCAAATAGCCTCTTACCAAATGCTGGATAATGCACAGGACAATGAATAGCCACAGACAAATTACTACCTAGCTCATCTATATCCTGGTCATGACCTTGCATGAAATATCCCCAACCATTAGCCATCTCTCACTCTCCTACCTATATTATAGCATAGGGTAGCCCATTTGTCAATATACTTAATTATAATATAGTATTAAATCGCAATAAGTATATGTTAGCTTCAACTTGACATAAAGAGATTGACTGTGTTATAATAGATAATAAGAGGACAGTTATGCCAGAGGAATTAACAGCAACCGAGTCCATAGCCTATTCGTTAATACCTTACTACAGCGATGGTAGTAAGAAAGCCCGCTACCTTAGCTACATTATAGCTGGCTTCTCCACAATGGAAGCCATTAAACTTTCCAAGATACACCTCAAATCCGTACACCGCTGGCGTGAAGGCGACCCTGTATTTGTAGAGCTAGAGGCCAAAGCCTCCACCAGCCTGCGTAGGGAGTTAGCCGACAACCTCATTGACATAGAGTTTACCCGCAACTTCCGCCTAGTGCTAGCCAAGGACTTTGAAATCCTATTTAAGGATGCCTCAGGAGAACAGCTAACCGATAAGGAAGAGGACTACCTCAAACTTATCAGGAAGTTCTATACCCCTCAGCAGTTTGCCATGATAAGGCAGATAATAGGTGGCAACGGAGAAGCCAAATCAGAGGCTTTTGACTTTACCCGCACAGTGTTGACCATAAGACTTGAAAAGGAGCAAGGTAGTGCCAGAGGAAATCAACTGCCCGAATTGCCAAACACCCATGAAAGTCAGCCATGAGGATGGTAACATAAGGCTATATAAGTGCCCCAAATGCGGCCACATGAGGCTAATACAAAACTGGGAGAAGGATGATGTCAGAACTGGAAATACTAAAAAACCTGTCTAGTTTGGGCGTGGGTGGAGTCCTTGGCATAGTTATATTCCTGATGTATCGGAGGGACAGGAGGGACACAGAGAAGCGGTGGAGGGATATGACTGAGGACTTGATTGCATCCAGGGATAGGGAAACGGAGTCCAGAGACAACAATACGGCAGCTACCACGGAGTTAGCTATCCTGATGAAAAAGTTAAATGGTAAAGTTACCAAAATATTGGAGCGTTAAATGGCAAAAGGAGTTAAAGCTACACCCAGACAGGCAGCAGCGGGCAGAAAAAATGCCCTTAAAGCCCAGGTCAGCAGGATAGGTCTGCGTGGCCAGAGGTATAGGAGGAAGTTAAGTGTCTAATGGTATAAGACTAACCAGAAGAGCCTTTAGGTCATTAAGGAAGGGTGGTTATAATTATAAGGTAACGCATGGTCATAGGGTTACCATCATTGGTAGAGGTAGACCACCAAAGAGTATATTTCCAAGGGCTAGGTTTAATTGGTTGAGGAAGATAACATATTAGAGGGTAAGTAGTGAAATACTGTATCCACTGTGGCTTTGTTAGTGACGATGATGAGGAGGTCTGCCCTAACTGTGGCGGTAACTCATTTAACCATATTGTGTTTCCATTCTATAATAACATAGAGCCTTACAAGGAGGTAGGAAATGGCAAGGAAATGGATACAGAAAGCCATAAAGAGGCCAGGAGCCCTAAGGAGAGCAGCAGCCAGAGCCGGAGCACTAAGAGATGGCATTAGCCATTCCTGGTTACGCAGGCAGGCTAAGGCTCCAGGCAGAAGAGGCAGGCAAGCTAGGCTAGCCCTAACCCTAAAAAAGCTATCAAGGAGACGCTAATGAAAGCCAAACCATGTCCAGGCAGTAAAATCAGGAGCAAAGGTGCTGGTAGAGGATTAGGTAGAGGTAAAGGCAGAGGCCCAATAGGTATACCATTCAGGAGAAAGTAACTTGGCAGTAGATGTGGAGCAAACCTTCCGTGAGCTAATTGCGGATAAGAGGCGGTTCAATGAAACCCTAATGGTAGTTGAAAACAAGCAACGCCAGATAGTGCCTTTTATCTACAACCCTATCCAGGCTGATGTAGCTGCCACTGAGACTGGCATGGATATATGGGTCAAACCTAGCTCAGTAGGGTTCAGCACCGAAAGAATAGCCACCAGGCTGGTTGACACCCTAACAGCACCAGGAACCAATACCGTGCTGGTGGCTTATGAGGACTTCATCACCCAGCGCCTGTTGAGTAAGGTAACATTCTTTTATAACCATCTTAGCAACCTTAACATCCCAGGTTTCCCAGTTATCCATCACGACAGTGAATTCCAGAAAACCTTCAGGTTTTATCTGGGTGATAAGCTGATTGGCACTAGCTCCATCTATATAGCCAGCGCCAGGAGTAAGACAGCAGGCAGGGCTGAGGTAATACACCACCTGCTATTGGATGAACATGCCTTCTATGTTCCAGAAACCACTGAGAGGATTATAGCCCCAGCCATGGCTAGGGTTCCTCCAGGAGGCACGGTAGATAGCTTCTCCACTCCCAACGGTGAGGAAAATGACTTCCACGATTGGTACGTAGATGCCAAGCAGGGTAAATCCATATTCACTGCCCATTTCTACCCCTGGTTTATGCACCCTGAATATATCATCCAGCTAGGTGATAGGCGGATTAGAGAAATACCTGAAACTGATAAACCTGAATTCCCACTAGACACAGAGGAAGAGTCCCTAGTGTTTAATCAGGGTTTAACCCTTGACCAGATACGCTGGAGACGCTGGATGAACAAAGTAATGGAGAGCCTTAGGAGGAAAGGAGAAACCCGCACCCTATTCAAGCAGGAATTTCCTGAGGATGACTCCAGTTGCTTCCTTGCCACTGGTGACATGTACTTTGACATAGCTACCATGGACAGATTAGCCAATGAGTGTTACCCAGCACCCTATAGCAGGGATAACCTTCATATCTGGCACCAGCCAGAACCAGGCAGGAAATATTTTGTATCCATTGACCCGGGCCAAGCAAAGGTAACCCAATCAGCCATTACCGTGCTGACATTCACCCAGGATAAGGAAGGTAACTATAAACCTAGATATTGTGCCAGGGATGCCGGCCTCTACAGCCCTGAGGTTACTGTGCGTAAGGCTGTGGTAGCCAGTGATTATTACAACCATGCTGAAATAGGTTGGGAAGCCAATGCCCATGGACTGGCCATAACCGAACTGCTAAAAACCCGCCGCCCCATCTATATGAGAAAGGATATTATCAGTGGCAGGGAGAGCATAGAACCTGGTTGGCAAACCACTCCCAGAACCAAGGAGTATATGCTCCAAACAGTCAATAAGTACCTGTATGACCTGGAGTGCCATGACATTGAGTTTGTTAAGCAATGCAGGAACCATAGATTGATAGGAGATAAGGTAGAGGTAGTAGGACCCAATGATATATTTATGTCCTTTGCCATAGCACTTTGTTGCATGGAGCCCAAACCCATCAAAAGAGGTTTTATTGGCCGTACAGGCTGGCGTTGGTAACCAAGGAGGTTAAATATGGCGTTATCAGCTAGAGATTTAATCAGTAAATGTGGTAAGCTCAAATCCAATTGGTCAGTCCGTGACCAGAAAATTAGGGACTGGTACGACCTTATTTACCAGAAGGATAAATTAAAGCAGGAAGGCATGGAGTCAGTAGTCTCCAATGACCCAAGGACTGGGTATAACCTGGGCAAGCATCTGCTAACCAGCAGCATAGTGTCCCACAAGATACCCAGCGATGAACTAGCTCCTGAGCAGGTAGCAGCCACCAGCTATTTGGAAGGCTATGTTATTAAGCGTTGGACTGCCGAGGAGAAGCGCCATAGAAGGATAGGTAAGCAAGGCTTTACTTCCAAACTAATTGGTTATATGTTAGCCACAGGCTGGTATGCCATATTCAGCATGGTAACCGATAACGGCATTTGGTCAGAGATATGGAACCCTATGGAAGCCTATCCTGAGTTTGGCAGCGAAGGCATGATAGAGGTAGCCAGGATTTACACACTTAGTCCCAGCCAAGCCAACCGCAAAGTTAAACTAATGGGCTGGGAAGTCAAGCGCCCATTTACCCATAATGTTAACCTCTACAACTATTGGGGCTACGATGATGATGGTGATGCAGTCAATGCCATTGTGCTAAATACCGAGTATGTTAAGGAGCCAGAAAAGGATGTAGCCATTAACCGCCTTATCCAAAAGCTAGGAGAGCCCGTGTTGCCTGTATTCATGTCTCCAGTAGGTGGTCTCCCTGATGAAGGCTCCATCATGAAGAACAAGAATTGGCAGAAAAACTTTGGAGAAGCCATAGTAGCTACCAATGAGCAAATGACCGACAACTACAATAGGATGCTTACCTTCATCCAACAAGCATCCCGCAACGCAGCCCAAGCTCGGATAAAGGAGCGTTCCAGTGGTGATACACAAATAGTAACTGAGGAAAACGCTGATAAATGGGGAGCCATATTCCGCCTTGGCCCCAACGATGATGTGGAGTTTATGCAACCACCAGCTATACCAGTAGAATTGCGGACTGCTATGTTTGAATACTCCAACATGATACAGAGAGGATTATTCCCATGGGTATTACATGGTAACCTCCAACAGCAACTGAGCTACCTGGCTATGGCTAATGTGGCATCCTCAGCCCTTCAGGTACTGACTCCCTACAAAGATGGCTTTGAAGGGTTGCTAACCGACATAGACAACTATTGGTACCACATGATGGATGCTAATGGGTTCAAGCCTTATAAGTATCAAAAGCCTAAGAACCTGCCAGAGGAGTTTGAATTCAGTGTAGAGGCTGAAATCCAGATACCAGGCTATATGGTACAAAGAGCCACTATTGCCAGAATGCTAAATCCCAATTTCCGGCTACCAGAGCGTTGGATAATGGATAGAATGTTCCCTGAAATTAGGGACTCCATTAGGGCCCAAGCCCAGGTCAGGGAAGAAGATGCCTTTATGCATCCAAAGGCTGTAATGGCTGACTCCATAATAGCCTACAAGGAGCACGCCAGGAGACTCAGGGATAACAATAATACAGAGGCAGCCAGGATTTATGAGAAGTTGGCTGCATCTATGGAGGCTGAGTTAGGAATTCCTACACAAGGTACACAAGGTAGGGCCCAGCCTCCTACCGCTGCAACTGCCATACCCAGAGAAGTATTACCAGGAGAGGCTACAGAACCTACTGGAGGGTTAGGAGAACTTTAATGCCAGATGGTAAAGAATTTGTATCACCTACACAGGAACTGCAGGATGAGTTTAACCGCCAATTAGAGGCTGCCAACAAGCGGATAGAGCAGCAATACCAAGCTATACCATTAGGTGAGAAGGAGAAAACTCCTGCCACCAGCCTTAACCTAATGAAGCTAAGGGCTAAGCAGGAATTGGTAGGTAAATTCCAGCGTTTAGCCAGCACAGAGGAGTTAAGGCAGTCCATAGAGGCTGGTGAGATACCAGAAGCCCAGTTAGGCCAAGCCAGGGACTACCTGAGTTGGAAGGAGCAGGAGTCAGTCCTAATCCGTGAGGAAATGCAACTAGAAGCTGCTATCCGTGCCAGGCAGGAGTTTATGCATAGTATAGGTGCCCCTACCATCCTAACAAAGGCAGCGGAGTTCTTCTATAAAAAAGCAGGTAGGCCAGATATTCCTGGTTTTGGTCAGGACTACAGAGCCTCAGGGTTATATGAAAAAGCATTGGAGCAGTATAACTCCTATGTAGAACGGCTCCAGGAGATAACCAAAGAAAAGGCAAGGGTTCTTACCTACCAATCCCTATATGAAGGCTTAGCCAGCTACATACGGAGTGGTAAGGTAACCTCCTATGAAGATTTATTTACCCTCACCAACGATGAAGGTGAGCCAATAACCAGATTTCAGGAGATAGGCAAGGATGACCCTGACCTACAGCAGGTATTTAATGATGTCTCCTCGGCTGTGTTGGGGTTACCCCCAGATACCGATATTAAAGGTAAGGACTATGCAGGAATAATAGCAGAACTAGCCAGGCAACCTGAGCCATTACCACCAGCAGGTCTATCCCGCCTCACGGTTGAGGGTATCCTCAAGGACTTAACTGCTATTGCTCCTCCACCTCAACTGCCAAGCGGTGTATCCACAGCGGAGGAAGCCCTTAACATACTGCAGGAGGCTGGTGTCCCAGAGGAGATGGCAGCCGAGCTAGAGGATGTAGAAGCCTATACCAAGGAGCTAGAGGACTACTGGGAAGCCATATCAGCCAACCAGACAGCAGTAGTGCAAGGATTAGAGGAAGCCAAACTGCCAGAGATGGGCATTGGTGCTATCCTATTACAGACTATGGCTCAGCCAGCACTCACAGCTTTGGATGTATTTGGTCAACTATACCACCAATGGATAGCTCCTTGGGGAGGATTTCTATACCGCCTGCGTGCTGAGGCTTGGGAGAAATGGAAGCCACAATATCTGACCAGGCAGGAGAGGGAATTCCTGTCCAACTACAGGGAAGCCAGAGCCACCGATGATTGGTGGCATGCTGGTGGAGAAGCCCTAGCCAATACCGAGCTAGGATTTGCCGACAGGTTTATATACGAGTGGGTGGCAGACCCACTTACCTGGCTAGGAACTGGGCTTATCCCCAAAGTAGCCGCCAGGATACCTATGTTAGGCAAATTCCTCAGCCCTACAATAGGATTATTTGAAAGAGGCTGGCTCAAGTCCTGGGATGTCCTCATATTTGATAGGATTAAAAACGCAGGCAAACTGATAGATAAAACCCCATTCCAGGCTGCCAAGAACTTTGCCGGTGCTGATATGATGGCTGTGAATAGGTTCCTCCATGCAGCTACCAATGGCAGGTTGTATAGAAACATACCATTAGACCAGGCCAAGAACCTACTACTCAAAGCCAGGGCTGCTGTGGTAAAGTATCCAGCCCTTAAAGGCCCAATGGGTGATGCAGGTAGAGCCCTGCTGCGTACCAACACCATAGATGAGACTATGGTTAAGAACCTGGGCAAAAAGTTAGGTACAGAGCTGGAGGCCACCAAGGAAATGGTGCTCAATGTCAGTTCTGTGGTTAATGGCCAAATTTCAGGAGTTGGTGGTCAGATACTAACCAAGAAAGCTGCTGCTCCATTCCTACTCAGGATATTGGGTGTACCTGAAACCAAGGCATCATTGAGGTTAGCTAGTAAAGAGCTTGACCGCCTGTATAGAGTTGGCATATCCACCTCAGACGACATATTGGCTAGTGCCGAAAACACTGCTGACCTACTGGCTCAGGTATTCAAACACAGCCAGGATGTTTATATGGAAACCCTAGAGTCTGTAGCCACCCATAACCTTGAAATGTCAGGCAGGATAGCCTCCACCTGGCCTAGAATAGAATGGACCACAATGAATGTTTGGAGGAATACCATAGACCGTTGGATGGTTACTCCCCAAGCCAGAATGTACCTTGCATTTAGTGCCTATGGGCCCGGCAATATACTAGAGGGTATGCTAAAACCCTTATTAGCCAGGCAGTTGCCCTGGAACCCATTAAACCTGTTGAGAAGGGGTAAGCCCACCTCAGTGATAAATCCTACCGCCCGTGTCCAACGGCTAACTGCTGGTTTATCCATTCCTCCAGAAATAATGACCGGAGTCCCCAGAATTGAAATGGCTGGTGAAACACCAGGTTACCTAGGTGTAGAGAGGATGTCCAGGAACCTAAAACGGTGGCGTTCCATCCTCAGCGGTGGACCCATTGGCCGTTTCTTTATTGACTGGCCAGGTAGAATAGGTCTCCACCAGCGTTCAGAATATTTCCGTAAAATGTTTATCTCCTTCCTAGGTGATGAGGAAGCCACTGCAGTAATGCAAGGGCTGACCAAATCCATTGATGATGCCGTTAGAGGCGTATCCGATGATTGGCTCAGGGCATTAAACCTATCCAAGTATGAATTGAAGGAAGAACTGCTGGAACGAGCCATAACTGGCCCAGCTACCACCAGGAGCCTGCTGGATGATATAGTAGCCGATAGATTAGCTATGGAGAAAGGTGTCAGCAAGGATGTAGCTATGGCTGACCGAATAGCAGGTGGTAGGGTAGCAGAAGCATTAGGTAAATATCCACTGGTAGATGAACCCTTTGGTGATACCCTGATACAGGCTGCCAGTGATGGCTCCCTATGGAAAAGTGCCGGTAGAGGCATAGATGAAGCCGTTGAGTCCATAAAGGCTACCAAATATGATGCTATGACCCATAGCCCAGAGTTCTACAAAACCAGAATACAGGAAAGAGTTAATGAAATATTGGGTATGGAAGCCCGCACCAAAGAGGAATTTACCGCTATGGTGAAAGAGCTACAAGAGTTGCAAGGGTTCTATGTTGAGTCCACTGATGATGTTATTAGGGCTATGAATGAGCTAGAAACCTTGGCACAGCAAAGGATGAAGTGGCAGGATTGGAATGAATGGAGAGGCAAATACATCAAAGAGGTTTATGATAGTTTGGCTGATTATGGTAATGATGCCCTCAGGCAATTTGATAAGGTGGTTAAGAAGCTGAAAAGGACTATGGAGGAGCCACAAAGCCTGAGTAAGGTGGATTGGAGTCAGGTCAAATTTGAGGGTTTATCCAAATTCCAAATAGAGACTGTCCAAAGGGTAATTGATAATATGCCGTTGAATATCAAGACTGGCATTAGTAGAGTCAAATTAGATGCCTCATTGGAAAGGTTAGGCGTCAGGGGAGAATATGAGTTATTACGGGGTGAAATGCGTCTAAACCCTAAATTTGCAACCGACCCAGATACCATTATTCACGAAATGGCTCATGCCATCGAGGAGGCTATTGTACATGACCAACCACAAATCTTAAAGAAATTCTCCGATGTGGTGGGTAAATACGGTGATGAGGCTGACCGATTGGTTAAAGGTGAGATAAGTGCTTTTGATGCTGGGTATCGATTAGCTTTGGGTGAGGAATTTGCTGAGCAATTTACCAACTACACATTACAGAAACCTAGGCTACATTATAAGGTTAGAAAGTTTTTTGAGGAGTATTTTCCTAAGTCTCAGCAAACTCTGCCATTAACTGCCAATGAGCAAGCCTCAATCTCCAAACTATTTACCGCCTGGGCAGATGAGCAACGCTTCCTTACCAAGTGGTGGGCAAAGCAGCGCCAGGCTGAGTTGGATATGATAGCCACCAAACCAAAAGGCAGAGAAGCAGTAGCCCAGTTCTGGCAGGATTTCCGAGCCATGCAGACCACAGCCCATAACCAGAGAAGGTTAGACCAAGCTGTGTTCAGGTATAATGCAATTACCCAAGAGAGCCTTACCTCCAAAGCCCTAGGCATTTCCGGCCCTGAACCTCCGCTAATAGACGCCTCCAATAGGAAGCTAACCAAGTTTGACCTTGCCAATATATTCAACAGCAATCCTGCCCAAACACCTAGCTCCGTGCTAAGGATAGAAACCATGACCCTCAAGCCCAAGGATGAGTTTATTATAGGTATTAAAGCCCAAGCTGACCGTATGGCACAGCAGGTAGGTAAAACTGGTGCTGAGCTAGGCTGGACTGATGAGGCCATTGGCGAGGTATATGACTACATCCTGCGTGATATGAGGATGAGTCCAGAGGCAGCCAGTGTTATGGAGCCACATTTGATGGAGTTAAAGAACCTCCAGGATGAGCTATGGAGCATTTACAGGACTAAGGCTCTGCCAGAAGGTATGGCTGATGACTTCACCAGGTGGGTGGATAACCTGGCAGATGAGTTGGAGAAGATACCAGGTTATGTCAGCAGGAAAACTGTAAGAGGTAAGGTTCAAATTGGCCTATCCGATGAGTTCTCCGCAGCCAAACAAAGAGCTGCCGATAAAGCCTCCAAAGAATACTACAAGGACTGGGCTGATTACACCAATGAAAACGCCACCACAGCAGCTATGCGTACCATATATCCCTTCTTCACCTACGAATTACATCGTCTATTTTGGTTACCCAGAGCTACCATCCGTACACCTGGAGTATTCAAGGGCTGGGGCACCTACCTAGATTACACTGAGGACGGTTATGTCCATATACCAGGAACCAGCCTGGAGTTCAACCCTCTCCGAGGCACCATATTCATGGGCGGTATGTTAAGGCTCATTAGGAAGGACTACCCAGAATACTATGATATGTTCCCACAAATATCCGAGTTCTTTGATTGGTACAGCCGCTTTGGTTTCTACCCAGCCTTCTACCTTAACTTCCTCAAGCAGTTTGGAGGTACATCAGCCAATGGTAAAGCTCAGTGGGGAGAGCTACTTCCAGCCTGGATTAAAACTCCACTCAATGCCTACATAGCTACCTTCCCTGACTCAGCACCAGCCAAAGTTATGCTCAATACCATACTGCCAGAACCCTACCGCAACTACATGACCATATTAGTAGCCAACGGTATCTGCCAAAGGGAACGGAAAACCTTTAACGGCATGGAGATATGGGATAAACTCCAAGAGAATGAGGAGCTAACTCCAGAGGAGCAGGATGTCTGGACCCGTGCCACCCAGCAATATGGTTGGATGGGAGCCGTTATGGAGCAGGCTGGTACCTTAAGGATTAGAACAGAGGAGCAATTAGCAGCCTGGGAAGCCTCATCCAACCTAATAGAGGAGAAAACAGGTTATGGCCCTGAGGAGCAACTATGGATACGCCGCCATGGCTTCCGTATAGGTGATTATGCCCAGCTAGATGCCCTTGACCAGGATGTCCTAGCCGAGATGGATGCAGTCAAATACCACAGCGGTGTATTTAGCTCCTTAATGCCCACAGCCTGGCAGGAAGAGGATAGAAGGCGTAGGGAGTTCTTCCGCCAAATCAGGGATTATGCTGATACCGTCAGGTCTGAACAGGAGGAATTAGATAGGCAGGTTAGGGCTGGTGAAATCAATATGAAACAATGGGCTAGAGGTCGTTCCGACCTTAGGAGTGAGTATTCTAACTCTTTTGATTTCCTTTCTGAGACTGAGAGGTACAAGAATGTAGCTCTGGAGTTGGAAGATGTGGTAAGGCCAGACGGCACCATCAGGGAAGGGCTGATTAGTAGGGCTGAAAAGCGTAACCAGTTACCTCCAATTCAGCATCCATCAGAGGAACTACTTAACTACTACTATAGCATTAAATTGGAGAAGAAATTAGACCCAGACAGTGGTAAAATAATTGATGATTGGGATGGTTATTTCCTCAAGATAGATGCCATTGTTAATACCCTACAAGGCGTCCAGCGTGAGGACTTTATCAGGATGATTACCAAGAATATGACTGACCTGGAGAAGCTCCGTTGGGAGGTCAGCCGTAAGTACTTCCGAGGATATACCCGCCGTCAGGAGGCTATTATATCCACCCAATTTAATGATGAGGAACAAGCCCTAATCAAACAGTGGATGTTTGGCACCCCAACAGAAAGGGATAAGCTCCAAGAGGTTTTAATGCCCAGTGGTGAGAAACTTATAGCCCACTACCGCAGCCTTGTCAGGGATATGGGTATTAACCTCCGCAAGCTCAGCCCTGAGTTGGATGCCTGGCTCCAGTTCTTTGAAATTACTGATACTACCCAAACCGACCAGGCAACAGAGTTATATAACCAATATAGGGATAAATGGGGAATACCAAGGTGATATATACTTATTGCCGTTTAATACTATATTATAATAATTGTATATTAGTTGACATAAAACTTGACATTATGTCAGCTATGTGTTATAATATAGGTAGAATTAAAGGAGGTCTAAAATGGCAGAGATAACTGGGACCTTCAATGTTGGTGAAGATGGCTCCGTAAAGTTGCCTATTAACGGTCAGGAGGTCACTTACATCCCACTCCCAAAACAGAATGAGGATAAGACCATTGACCTGAATATAGGTGGCAAACCTGTTAGATACGCCTTGGAGTCAGATTTGCTGGCAGTGAAGGGAGGAGCTGAGGCAAAGGCTACTGAGTGGGAAACCGAGAAAGCCAAATTCAATACCAGCCTGGCAGAAGCTAACCGACTCCGGGAGGAGGCTCACCAAGCCTTGCTACAGACTCAGGCAGCAATGGAGCAGTTAAAGGAGCAGTATAAGGATTATGACACCCATAAGACCAGGGTGGGTGAGCTGGAAGCAGAATTAGGCTCCCACAAGGAGAGTGTCAGTAAGTATGAAAGTGAGCTTGCTGATAGGATTAGGCAGAACCTTATTGGCAATGGTGCCACAGAGGATGCCCTCAAGGACAAGACATTAGACCAGCTCAGGAGTTTAGAAGAAGCCGCCAAGATATTTGGAGGTAATGGCAACAAAGGTAACAAACCAGCCAATTACGATGGCGGTGCAGGCCCAGGTGCTGGCAGCACTCCAGAGTCCCCATTGGATAGAGCTAAGAGAATTCTGGAGGAGCATGAAGCCAAGGGTCACAAGATTGGAGCAAGATAAGGAGGAAATTTAAATGGCTTCGTCAGGTGGACACTGGAAGACTTTAGCTGAGGCACAAAAGCTAACCCAAAGCACTAAAATTCCTGGTGTATTTGAGGAGGATATAAAGCGGAATAACCTTTTAGAAAGGTTTCCCGTAGCCCAAGCCGCAGGCACCGGCCTCAAAATAGAGTGGTTAAGGGAAAGTACAACCACTGAGGATGCAGTTACCGAGGCTGATGTTGGAGACCAGTTGGTTTGGGGAGAGGATGTAGATTATACCGAGGTAGAGTCAACACTAAGGTATATCCATATCCAAAGGAAACTTGACCGCTATGTCCAGAACATCTACGGTACCTATAACGACTATAGGGCTCAGGTACTGCTGGAGATGGAGAAAGGTCTCAAGAGGAAGATTGGCGACCGGATAATCTACGCTGATACTACCTATGGAGGCACTCCCACCCAGTTTGATGGGCTCCATGCCTTAGCCGCTGAGAGAGGTGCTCCATGGACTAGCACCAATAACACCAACAATATGCAGAACATGGATATGGCCAGTGGTGCCCTCAGCTTGCTGTACCTTAGAACCCAGATAGACAATATGAGGTACGGTGTATCCGAAATACTCATTCCACCCCAACTAGGCATCCGGTTTGATGCTGCCTACCAGGAGCGTGGTTTTACCTACTCCGTTTCCAGTAATGAAACTAACCATTTCATGATGCTTACCCAAAGCGTTAATGAGTTGGGTAGACCAATCCTATTCTTCATGGGTATACCGCTGGTTAGAACCGATTACCTGAGGCGTGAGGAGGATGGAACCGGCACCGGCAGCACCAGCAATAAGAGAGCCAAGTATAGCTCTACCGAAGCCTTCTCCCTATTCTGTGTTAAGTATGGTAATGTCCTAGCCAGAGAGCCTGGCATCACCTACGCCTATGGTGGCACAGAAGGTGAGGGTGACCTTTACGAGCTATGGACTTGGGAGCGCCTGGAAGACTACAATGCTAGTGGTATGAGGATGGACAGCTATGGTACCGTGCTACTTGGTTCCACGCTGTGCCTAGGCCGTATATTTGACATAACCGATGCGGCATTAGTAGCCTAAGCTGTTGGGTAAGTAAGAGGATGACGACCCATCATCTAAAAATAAAAGAGGAGTAAAATAAAATGAGTGCATTTATCCACAAGTTAATAAATACCAAAAGTGGTGTGATGGTATTGCCTAGAGTTGATACCAACGACCTGGTTAAGCTAACCGAGCCGGATGTTAGGGCCGAGACCTCAGTCCAGATTTTCCCCATAGGTACAGCTCTAATCACCGATGATGGTGTGTTTAGGTACGCCAAAAATGGTGGTTCTGCCATCACCATCGGTAAGCTAGCTGCCAGTCCTGCTACCCTTCATGCCGATTATGATAATGATGTAGCGGTGGCTGCTGCTGCTTCTGTAGGTGATACCTCAGTAACCATTACCGCATCTTCCAACCAAGCTATTACTGCTAACTACTTCAAGGATGGCTGGCTATCAATCAATGATGCAAATGGAGAAGGTGCCTGTTACAAGATTAAAAGCCATCCTGCTGCGGCAAAGAGTGCCAGTTGTGTCCTGACATTGGTTGACCCATTGGAGGTAGCACTTACTACCAGTTCGCAGGCTGCTCTACAGAAAAACATCTACGACTCCATCATAGTCAGCCCTACGACACCTACCGGAATTCCTGTAGGAGTTATCTGGGTCTCCAGCTTCACCGCCAGCTACTATGGTTGGATAAAGACCAAAGGTATAGCTCCCGTCCTGTGCCAAGGTACTGTATTACTAGGCAAGCATGTTGTGGTAGGCTTAACCGATGCAGGCTCAGTGGATGTCCAACCCTTAAACAGCGTGGATGCATCAGGACAGGAGATTGTGGTTGGTACAGTCTTGAAGGCTGCTGCTGATACCGAGTATAGCTTGGTGAAGTTAGACCTTGACCCAAGTTGGTGAGCTATGGCTACTGCAACTGAGGCTGTAATTTACATCAAACCTGGAACTGAGAGGTTCCGTGAGATGGTGAATAAGTACCATCAAAGGTTCCGCTGTAGGTTATGTGCTGGCTGTTGCAATGGTCAAATAGGCACTACCCAGACCAAGATTGATGCTGAGGATGTGAAGATGTTAGGTAAAGTCCTCAGCGACCAGGAAATGTTGGAAATAAGGGCAGGGAGTGATGGTTTTTACCTACCCATTCCCTGTCCCTTCCTGGTAGCCAATAGGTGCAGCATTTACCCGTTTAGACCAAAAGCCTGCCGCTCATTCCCTTGGGTAGAAGATACCATAGAGGAAGGTCAGGTATTCCCGACTATTAACCTGGATTGCCCAGGAGCTAAGGAGGTATTCCGTGCCATTACCAGTTGAGACGGATGCAGCCTATCTGGCAGGGTTTATAAATAGCTACAATGCCATGAAAGGAGGATTTTCTTATGCCTCTTCCTGTTGAACAGATAACACCAGATACCCCAATAGAAAGGGTGAGAGCTTTAATAGCCAGAACCATCCAGCAACTAATTGACCAGGAAGGTAAAGACCCCAGAGCTGCTGCTGGCCAAGCCTATTCAATGGCAGAGGAACAATGGGGTAGACCAATACCAAAAACCAGATAACAACTAATAGCCGTGTAAAAAGGAGGTTAAAATGACAGTCTTATCAATTCCAGCCAGAGTACCAAAATTTATTGGTGCATCCACGGATACTAAACCTACCAAAGCATCCCATGCAGGACAATCAGAGCCAGAAGTTGGTTCCACCTTCCTTGAATACGATACAGGTAATATGTACATTACCTATGATGGGACTAACTGGAAACTTAAAGATGCTGTTGGTGTAGTTCTGACCATAATCCGCCATCCATTTGCCAAAGGTAGTCTTACTACCAATGGAGTCCAATATTCTACTGCTGTTTCAGGTATAGATAATGATGCCTATGATGCAATAGAAACTATCACCTTTGAACAACCCGCAGGCATGACACTAGAGGAGATTGAGTTTGGTCTTACTGGTAGGTTGGACGTTAGTGGGACTCCCACTGACAATGCTCTATGGAAGTGGCAGGCAAGTGATGATGGTTCAGACTGGGAGGACTTAATTGGAGAGCAAACCCTAACAACACCCTCTGCCGCAACGGATGTGAGTTGCTCAGGAAGGTTTGCCCCAACTGGAAACTTCCTTGGAACTGGTAGCAGTTTTCAGGTTAGAATGGTGGCTAAATGTTCTGGGGCTACTGATACGGTTACTGGTGAGACCAAGAACTCTAGCTACATAATTGCCAAGTATCGGAGGTCATAATGCAGACCCAGTCTGAAGAGTTGATGGCTGAGGAATATATCCTTGACCCAAGCCTAGTGTTGTATTTGCCACTCTATATGCTGGATGGTACTGCCATTATGTCCAGAGACGCATATGGGCATTCCTGTACTGTTACTGGTGCTATCTGGACTCCACAGGGTAGGAGCCTTGATGGTGATGATTTCATTGAGTGTCCAACTTTGTTTAATGCTTATACTGCTGGTTCATTGGGTATCTGGATGAGGACAGACCAGACTAGTAAAAACCAACAAGTCATTAGCAAGAATAATGGCTCTGTTGACTCAGTTCAAATCTTCCTAAGAAATGTTACAGGTAACTATGAAGCGAGATGGAGGACAACTGCCACTTATGTTGATGTAGTATTTGATACTGCCACCAATGTTGGTAATAATGTGTGGCACTTTCTATTCACTACTTGGGATGGAACAACTGTTACCGCCTATATGGACGGAAACCAGAAAGATACTGATAACCTTTCTGGAACAATGCATGATAATAGCACAAAATTAGTAATTGGTGCCATAGATTACCCAGAAGCCAGGACATACTGGACAGGCACAGCAGGAGAGGCATTCGCCTTCAATAGAGCTTTATCCAATGCAGAACAGCTAAGGTTATACGAAGCCACTAAATGGAGGTATCAATAATGGCTTATTTAAGGTTTAATATCCTGCTGGCAATTCCTCTTGGTAGTATCCCAGAAAACCCTACCATAGCTCAGATAAGGAAGAAGTTGCCACAGGAGGTAGCTGACCATCTGGCTGATTATGTCCGAGAGATAAGGAGAGTCAAGAAGTATGCTGTCAGGATAAATGAGGGTAAGGATAATGAGGAAATGACAGTAACTGCTAACTACCATATTTGTAGGCATGATGAAGGCAAACCCTGTGAACCAGAGCAGGAGATTTGAGGGTGATTAAATGGCAAGGACTTTATCAGATACTCTAACTGCCGCACAGCAGGGAACCAGCAAAACTCCCTACATCAGGATAGTTATAAATGGTGTGGATTATTCCGACCGTGTCCTGTCAGTGGAGCACATTGAGGAAGCCTATAGGGACAGAGCCATTATAGTCCTAAGGAACGATGACCGTGCCTTGGACCCAGGAACCGTTGACCTTAGAGGTCATAGATTTTGTCCTGGTTATGGATATGTTACCAGCGAAGGTAACGAATATTCCGGAGCCCCTGATTTATGGGTCAAGAGCCAACAGGTAATATCCAGAGAAGGCAGTGTAGTTTGCCAACTTTACTGTGAAGGTATGTGGATGTATGCCAGAGAACAAAAGGTTAGGGCTTATGGCTCTGCTCCCTATTATATAGGAGCCTATGATGGCACTACTGATACCGTGTATGATATTATTGAGGATATTATAGAAGGTGCACTAGGTTGGACATTACTGCCTGCTCCTAGTCCTGATGATGGCATACTAACCAGCTTCAAACCAGTATTTAACATTAACAAAGTGCCCTATGAAAGTGCAGCCTCCATATTGTATAGGCTAATAACCATGACCAAATGTTATTACAGGTTGACGGCTGGACTTACCTGGAAGATAGTTTACCCTCAAGAGTCAGATAGTGTGGATGAGGTCTACTATTCAGACCAACCGCATTACTTTTACGAGTACATGGAGAAATACAATGAGGTAACTCCCAATAGGATAGTGGTTTACACCAACTTTAACCCTGATGATGAGACAACCTGGCCCAGCATCCTGGTCGGTGATACCGGAGCCTATAGCGGCAATTATAATGAGGTTATTCAGCCCTATGTAGTAGCCAGTATTGACAACCAGTCTGATGCCAATGCCAGAGCGGCAGCCTTGTTAACCAGGGTTAAGTCCGAGTCCTTAGCTGGTAGATTGATAATACCGCATGATTGTGGAGTGGAGCTATACGATAAAGTTAATGTCCTGGATAGGAGAGGTCAATAGTGGCAACCGAGGAGCAAACCCAATACGATGTTGCAGATGGCTACATAATTGTTGGCTCAGGTGACTACGACCGAGCTGGGCAGCGCCTTACCATTTCTAGCCGCACAGTTACCAAACTAGGCTTTTGGCTCCGTAAATATGGGACTCCTCCTGGCAGCTATTACTTTGCTATCCGTAAGGTCAGCGATGATAGCATAATAGTCCGTGAGGCGGTTGACTCAGCCGATAACCTAACCGAAACAATAACCTATATTGAGCATACCTTTGCATCACCACCCACTATCAACGAAGAGGTAAGAATACTAGTTGAGTATAACCTTGGAGATGCCTCAAATATGATTACTACCTACAGGAAGATGGATGATGTTAAGGCAGATGAGTATTCCATCTACCATAGTGCTTTGGGAGGCTATGAAGGCTCCTCCCAGGCTTATGACCATGCCTATCGTTATACATATACGGCAGCTACAGCCCCTACGGTTACAACCCAAGCTGTTACTGATATAACAACCACAACTGCAACAGGTAACGGTAATATAACTTCTGTGGGTGCTCCTGCTGCTACCCAACATGGTGTATGTTGGAATACGGGTGGCACTCCGACAATTGATGATGATAAGACAGAGGAAGGTGTACCCTCAACTGGAGCCTTTACCAGCTCTATCACAGGGTTAATTGCTGGAACAAAGTACTATGTTAGGGCTTATGTAACCAATGCTCTTGGAACTAGCTACGGTAATGAGGTATATTTTACAGCCTATAGCCACTCTTATCCTGTTGATGCTATCACTAGAGTTACCAACCTTACCCATAGGTACAACCGTGCTACTGGTGAGTACAACCTCATAATGGCACTTGGTGAGGTTACTACCGATTTTGGTATACCTACTGTAGATAGAACTCCTGTTTCCAGCTCAGTCCAAGACCAGCCAAAAGAGGAAGCCAAGGCAGTAGTGGAGCAGGCTCAGGATGAAGGGATACTACCGCCTCCAAAACCAAGACCTAAGCCTACACCACCTGCACCTCCTCCTGCTCCTCCTATCCCATCATATACAGCCGGCACTCCTGTTGTAGTACCCGCTCCAAAGCCAACTCCAGAGCCGGCTACCCTAACAGAGTACGCTAAGGAGGTAATAAGAAAGCAACCCTACAGAGCAGCAGCCATTACCCAGCAGGTTAAGAAGGTACCCTCAAGACCCACAGTCTATGCCTATGATGTCCTGGCAGAGCAGGAGCGCAGGGCCCAAGAACTGGAAGAACGTCAGGCAGCAGCCAGGTTAGCTACTGGCAGGATAGCAACTGAGAGAACCAAGGCAATAATTACCAGCAGCCCTGAGGCACAGAGAAGGTTGAAGGAGATAGAGGAACAACGGAAGAGCTGGTGGGAGTTCTGGAAATGACAACAAGGATACCAGAATTTAGAGAGGAGTTGCAAGGCAGACCCAAGGTAATACCTGCTGTTGATACCAGCACAGGTCAAGGTGTAGGTAATACTGCCAACTACCTGACAGCTACCAAGCTGGCTCAGATAGTGATTTGCTATGAGGATAACATAGTCTGCCACAACGACTCCATAGTGTTAAAAAGTTAGGAGGTTACCATGGCCGCATTAAATGAATATGCAATTACCAAAGTAGCTACCGTTACTGGTGTGGATATGAAAACAGCAGGGAAAACTGTGCTGTATACCGTGCCTACTGGTAAGACCTTCTACCCAGTGTTTGTAGTGGTTAGAGAGCCCTCAGCATCCATGGCTGGTGGAACCGATTATGACTTTGGTACAGGAGCCAATGCTGATACCTGGAGGCAAACAGTAGACCTATCCAGCATGACCACAGCCGGCACGGATTATATGGTAATAGCTGGTGCTGATGTTACCAAATATACCGACTGCGCTGCTACCTCTGAGTTTGGCATCAAGGTGATAACCGGCACCACAGCAGCCTGCACCGCTACCATAGATGTATTTGGGTTCCTAGCATAAGGAGATTATAAAGTGGCATTGGATATAATTAAAGGCATAAAGAATTTCTTCCTTTCACCTAGTGGGGTACTCACCATACCCAGAGCCCTCAGGTCAAATGAGGCTGTGTGGTGGCATGAATACTTCATAGCAGCAAGCCAATTATCACCTGGTAATTCTGGTGCTGCCTGGATTGACCCTGATGGTAACTTAGGTGGTTATCAGTTGGACAGTCAGTCGGAGTACCTGATTTATCAGTCCCATGTAGAGCCTGATTGGGATGGTGAAAGCGACCTTAGGTTTGAGCTATACTTTGAGGTTAATGTAGATAACACTGGTGGTGCTGATACTGACACGGTTGATTTGAAATTACTGGTAAATTATAAGCAAGAAGGGGAAACAGCGGTAAAACAGCAGATTATAGAGGTACCTGTTACTGTAGGTAAATCTCCTCAGTTCAAGCAATTCAGCGTTGATTTTATCATAGATTGGGATTATGCCGACAATGTGGTGGAAGCGGCTGATATATTTGTTTTCAGGCTGAACCTTGAGACTGGTACCAGTGAAGTGGATGATATTATAATAAACTATGCAGAGTTTAAGTACCATACCAAATACCCTGCTCCGGAGATATAATATGTGTTGGAATAAACTAATAGCATTGTTCAGGAAGGTTGACCCAGAACCACTCTATCCCAATGAGTTACCTAACCTATCCATAGATAAGGTGCTGGAGGAGCTAGAATTTGACATCCTGATACATGAGCATTGGGCTGTTTATGTTACCCAGCATCCTAGCTATGCCAGAACTATGGGCAATTATGATTGGCATATAAGGTGGATAGAGGTTTACCAAAATGCCATCTACTATATAAGGAGGTCAATATAATGGGATTAACATTACCAGAGTTCAGGTCTTTAATAGCCACTGATTTGAAAGTAACAGTGGGCACCGAGATATCCCAGGCAGAGTTAAACCGTGCCGTGCAGAGGACTGTAGATGACCTCAGCCGCTATATGCCACTGGAGAAGGTCTATGAGGAAACCCTTGACTTCACGGTAACGGATGAATCCTTTACCACACCAGCTACCGCTGACCCTGATGCCATAGTGGATGGTGCCGACCTCAGTTCCACAAGTGCTGGTGATACCTTAACCATAACTGACAACACTCCTGATGTACCTAGGAGGTTGACTGTAACCCTAACCGATGCCAATAGCTCCATTACCCAATTAACCATTATTGTTAAAGGTATTGACCAGGATGGCAACTACATAGAGGAAAGCTGGTATCTCAGCAACCTTGTGAGTGGTGCAGCCAAGCAAGGTAACCTCTACTTTAAGAGGGTTATAGAGGTAGAAATAGATGCCATAGCCGGTAACGGCGCATCAGATACACTGGATGTAGGTACAGGTAATGCCTATGACAGCTATGTGTTTCTGGATAATAAACCCATCAGGCCAGGAAGTGAGACTGTTACCAATGCTGCTGGCACCACTGAGTATACCAAGGATACTGACTACAGAATGGATTACACCAATGGAGCCATCAAGTTCATCAATGGTGGTGACATGTCAGCAGGAACCAGCTACCTGATAGATTATACCAAGAGCCGCTTAGGATTGGATATTAGCTCCATTATACCAATAGCAACCAGGATAGTAAGGGTGGAATACCCAACCAACCTTGTGCCACAGCAGTTTGCTAACTTTAACATCTTTGGAGATTTCCTCTACATAGCCAGCAAGAAAGCAGGACAGTCTCAGGAGGAGCTATCCACAAGTGCCAGCCATATAGCCATCTACTATGAGAGGAAGCATACACCACCCAGCGAGCATAGTCCTGGCAGCTATCCTGATGTGCTGGATGAGGTAGTAGCCATAGGTGCTGCTGGCTATGCCCTATTGACCGAGGCACAGCAACATGAGCAGCAGGCTGCCACTGACCTTGACAGTTTAAGGACAGAGCTAGGTTTGACCACAGATATACATACGCTGGCAGACGCAGCCCTGGATAAAGTGGCTACCTACCTGGAGGATAATACTAATGAGGATAGCAAATACTGGCTGACTAAAATTACCACTGATGCTGCCGACCTTAGGACAGCCTTGGAAACTGCGGTGGATGCTGTAGCCGCCAATTTAGGATTAGTATTTACCACCTCGCTGGATAAGGCTACCACTGGTGCTGAGGCATACCTTGATACTGGTGATGATAAGATTGATGCTGTTAATATAGGTAGCAGGGTAGCCGAGGGCTATGCGGATTATGCCAGAGCCAGGTCAGATATAGCCAGCATTAGGGTAAATTCCTGCCTAGCTTACATACAGGAAGCCAATACCAGATTAGCCAACCTTAATAGCTACATCCAACAGGCAGCAGGCTGGGGAGATATAGCCACTGGATTTATAGCCGAGGCAGTTCAAAGGATAGCAGAGATAAATAGCCACCTGGCTGAGGCAAGCCAATGGGCAGAGACGGTTAATGGAGATATGGTATTAGCTGACCGTTTCAGGACAGAAGGATTAGCCAGGCTCAACGAGTTTCACAACATCATGAGGAATAAGGCAGAATATAGGAAACGAATTAGCTCCGTACCAGTTAGGCAACCAGCGTAAGGCAGTTAAGGGATACCGAGCAGATGGAATAGTTTGGCGGTTACAAACCCTAACTGTGAAGGCTCCCTGGAGGTGGCAACAGCTAGGGAGCCTTTACTATCTGTTCCAAGAGTTCCCTAACCTCCTCCTTGGTAAGCAACTTGGTATCCATTGGCAGTACAACGAAATGGTACTCATCTTGCTGGATGGAGCCAAGGAGTGAGCCAAGGCCTTTCATGTTCTCCTCTTTTGTCTGGACAAAAACTACCTTTGTCATTATTCCCACCTCTGCTTATAACTACTCCCAGCGGTCAAGGTACTTTACTTCCACTGGTGTATGAAAAGGAGCTATCTCCTCCAATGGCTTAAATCTGTACTCTGGTACATAGGAGTCTATCAGTAGCTCATCGTGTACCTGCAAACTCAATGGTAAGTCTTTGCAGATAATCAATCCACGCTTTAATATCTCCGCAGCACTACCTTGTATAGGATAATTGACAGCCTTGCGTTGGATACCATCTATCCTTTCCTCCTCCTCAGTAGGCAACCTCAAGTTGCGGCCAAAGAGTGTTCTAGCCCTGTAAGTCCTTAATGCCTCATGGTGTTGAGTATCAATCCAGTCTCCAACTTCCCTGAATAACTGGAACATATTCTGCCTTAATTGCTTGGCTTTATCCAGTGACCTGATATGGGCAGTCTCCATGAGGGTTTCATCAGTAGCCCCATAGATTAAGGCAAAGTTGCAGTTCTTGGCTATTGACCTAGGTATACCCAAAAAGTCAGCGGTAGTCTGGTGTATATCCCCACCAGCCTTAAAGATATGGAGCATCTCCTTATCCTGGGACAGGTAGGCCAGTATTCTTAATTCCAGTTGGCTCCAATCCATGTCCGTCCAAATACCACTATCTGGGACGAGGATGTTCCTACAATTGGGTACACCACGTTCAGCCTGTAATTTCTTGCCAGGCACATTCTGCATATTCCTATCCGTGCTGCTTGGTCTACCTGTAGCAGCATCCATGTGGAAGCGTGTATAAGTCCTATCTTCCTTAGCCCATGGCCTGATGTAGTGGCTAAGTAGGTAGGTATAATCCCTGTAATGCAGTACCATGGAGGCCAATATGTCATCCATCCTTTCCAGCACCTCTCTGGCTGTGGATAAATTGCCTCTCCTACCTCTAGTAAATGGCAACCTGGTAAACACACTGTAGGCTCCTCTCTTAGCCAGCATATATGCTACCTGCTGAGGACTACCCGGATTAAACCCAACCTCCTCACATAGTTGTAGGTAAAACCCTGCCTGGGCATCCAACTCATCCTCTACTTGCTGTCTCATTTCTTGGTCAACCTGTAGCCCTCTATTGGACATTTCTATTAGGATGGGCACTACCTGCATCTCAGTGGCAAGGTATTCCTTATTAGTATCCTCCCACAGGCCATAATAAAGCTGGAGGGTAGCACCACTGTCCTGCATACATTTCCTGGCTACAACATCGGAAGGTAACTCTATCGTAGTTTTGACATTATACTCCGCCAAAACATCCTTCATATCATGAACTTCCATTTGGTGAATAAGGCTAAGCTCTAAGAGGGAGTTAAACTTATAACATAGCAACCTGGACATTACATTAGTGTCGATTATGTTGGTGGTATCCACATCATACTCCCTAAGTGCTGAAAGGTCAAAGAAGGTATTGTGAAACACTTTGGTTACCTTAGGATCCCTTAGCAAGTGCCAAGGTACTGTTGGTGATGCATTGGGGAATAGTTGGAAATAAAAGCTAAGGTTAGGTTTAATGCTGATACCAATACCAATTGCTATTCGCTCCTTGAGGCTGATGGTTTCCACATCACAGGAAATTAGCTGGTGGCTGGTCTCAAACAACAACTTTCTGGCAAAGCCAGGCGTTGGCTCCATATCGCCATAGTAGTAGGATAGAGTGCTGGGGTCATAGGCAAAGTGCATTTAACCCACCTACTACTATCATGAATATACCAATAGCACACCTGAGCAATCTAATGCTGTGGTCTTTAATCCAGCTTTGTTCAGGGTACAACCTAATGCTAATGAGCCCATCACAGAGTAGCCAAACACCAGCTAAACCTACCAGGTAGTCAATCATTTCATATACACCATTATACTTTCATCTTCCACAACCTCAAGGCCGTGGAGCTTGTTAATGGCTGTGAATTGTATGCCTGGTGTTTTCCACCTCTCATGTAATATTGGCCTGAAACCCACCTTCTGGCATACCTTATCAGCCCAACCTGTTAAGGAAACTCGCTTCTGCTTTTCCATCCTGTCCTTGAGAATAATTGTTAGGGTGCCGCCAGGCAAAATGGAGTCATAGCAGAGCTTGTAAACCTTCTCCATTGTCTGGTTGTAGAGGAAGTTATCCATAGCACCAATATTCCTAGGACTTTTGCTATATTGGTTAATTAGTTTATCCATCTTAACAAAGTCATCATCCTCAGCACCCTTGCGTATTGTCCTTTGATGTAAAGCCTTGGCATAGGGTGGTGAGGTAATAATGTGATTACAGGGTATTGGCATTACCATCCTGCAATCAGCATGGATTAAGGTAACCAAATTGCCGGCTCCAGGCACCTGGCTCTCCAACTCATCCTTAGCCTGTTGCTGTAGTTGGTGGTAGCCATCTTCAAGCTCTATCAGAATTACTCTAATACCCTGTAAGGCGGCTATCATTAAGGAGCCCGTACCTCCAAATGGGTCAAGTACTATTTCTCCCTCCTGAGCCACATATTCAATACAGGCTTGCTGGAGGTGCAGGTTCATTTTAGCTGGGTGGGCATTTACCTCATCAGGGAAAAATAAGTGCTTCCTAAACTGAGCATCTTTGGGAAATAAAATCCATCCCTGCTCATTCCGTCCAAACTCTGGTGCGAACTGTTTAGTCAATTTCTCCATTATCCTCCTGTCCAATTATTGTGGGGTTATGTTGCTCCATGAAAGCCCTAACAGCCTCACACTGGGTGCCTGCATAATGCCGATTGGGTGGGTTCTCGAATATCTGGCATATACCCCTAGGAGCCTTGATAACCATTATTACCTTAACGATTGGTTTGTCCCTTAGGTCATTTAGGCTTATCACCTGTCCCACATTGCTTAACTCCATGTTGCTCCTCCAACAATTTACTTGCCCTGACAATCAATGTAGTTGCCTCCAATACCAGTTTAACCTCAGTTTCCTTGGGATAGTTTAAGTATCCTCTATGCTTAGCTATGGTTTTAACGGTATCAGCTACCAGCTTTATCTGCTCTTGGCTTAATTGGTTGCTCAAACTCAATTTTAACTCCATCTACCTCAGCTATGTAAGGTATCACTATAGCCTCTGGGTTTTGGTTTTTATTATGGAACCTGTAGCTCCTAATAGCAGGTCTCACCATACCAGCCAACTCATATTGGCCTAGGTAGAACTTGCCGTCCTTGATGGTGGAACGGGTTAAATCCTTATCCATTAGTATCCTCCTTATCTATTATATATTCCTTCCTATAGCATTAAATAACCTTTGAACTGCCTTCATACCCAGCCGCTTCTCCTTACCCTCCTCACCAACCAGGGTCTTAGCCAATTCCTCAGGCTCCTGGTTAATCACATACCAGAAAGTGCCATACCTCTCAATCAACGCCTTAGCTTTTTCCTCTCCTATACCACCTCCTTTCACACCCATCAATGTAAGGATGTGAGGGTTATAATCCTCCACATAAATATGTTCCTTGATATACCTCTTGAGGGTTTTATGCTCCTCCTTCTGTGAGTTCTGGTAGAGAGCCACCAGCGTCATGGCAGTAGCAGTATAATCAAAGGTCTCCACTACGGTTATCCCAGCCTTATCTAGCTGGTTTTGCCAAGCCTTATAACCAGTATAGCTACAGTTGTAAACCCTACCAGGCACCAATATGTTTTTATCCTTAGCCCTCCTCCAAGTCTGTGTGGCTATCTTTAAGCCAAATACTGGTTCACATATACCCTCTACCAACAGGATACTTTCCTCCACACCATTGGATAACTCCCGCCTTAACTGCTCCTCTACCTTATCCATACCACCCAACACCTCATCAGTTTGTTTCCTTTCTACCTGTATCCTGTGCCCATCAAAGCCATACCATAGGTAATCAGCAAATCCTTTGGAGTTTAATCCCAACCTGCTAACTGGGACGGATTGGGCTACCAGGTGTTCAATTTGCTCAGGTTCAAAATGGTCGATTAATACGGTCAAACCTCACTCCTTTTTAGCTTCAAATTTTCTAGCTTCAAATCTGCTGACAGCTCACCAGCAACAAATCTGACGCTTTTTTCAGCTTGTGTGAAGATTATCATTAGTGAAGATTTTAAGACGCTTAGATTTTGATTTGGCGAAGCCGATTTACAAAGCATTATTCAGGTTCCCTCCAACCTTGCTCTCTACAATACTCCGAGGCATCCTTCCCAAACTCTTCGGAGTCTATGTAGTCCTCTATAGCCTGTTCCCTGAAACTCTCAAGCTCCTCCTCTAGGTTCTTGATAATGTTTTGTACTATGGCATCTAAATATCTGCTCATTATCCTACTCCTTTAATCATCTTAATAGCCTTATCAATCTTCTCATAGGTAGGCTCCTCGAATACCATACCCTCCAATTGCTTGACCTCAGCCAATTCCACCTTACAGAATGGCTTGGCTTTGGTACTATCCCAGTAGGTATATACCATCACATCGGCACTATCACCGAGTTGGGCCCAACCATGTCTCACCCTTTTACCAGTCCTGGCCTCAGCTATGGTTCCATCACGCTGGAGCTGAGGAGCATACTCATCAGTGGCATGGTGGGTCAGAACCAAATGCTTGTCCTTTGCCTTAGCATTATAAATAAAGCCTCTCATGCGGGTGTATGGCTCCCTATACTCCAGTGGAGTTAACGATGACCTGAGGGATTTTTCACCTGGTTTCAAGTTACCATTAACATCCAATTGTGCCTCCTGCTTTTCCTGCAGGTAGCCCTGGCATGTAAGCTCATATAGCAGGGTGCCTGTATCTACCACTATAGTGGCTATATCCTCATCCAAATGTTTAATAAACTTGCCAGCAAATTGGTAAAATAGCTCCTTCATACCTACAATGATTTTACTGGGTCTGATGGTATTGTTAATGGCATCCAGCTGGCCTATCTGGAAGGGTATAATATATTGCTCCAGTTTTACCAAACCCTGCCCTGTCCAGTCAGCTATTGGCAAGTGAGGTAGGTTCCTATTAGCTCTGGCAAAGCCACCAATGTCCAGCTCCATATAGACCAATGGTTTAGGAAAACTGAGAGCTAGGGTACTTTTTGCTGTCTTATCCTCTCCATAGCAACTAAATATAATTTTAATCACCTCCTTTGGTTTAATGACCTCATTCTACGAGAGCTTATATTACCAGCCTTCCTCTCCTTCTATCTTGGACTCTGATTTGGGCTTCATGGCTAACAGCCTCTAGCTCCTTGGTGGATAATGTAGCTGGGTCACGGTTGCCATAACGGTACCGGTAAACCCTCTTGGTTTCCTCCTCTATCTCCCTCATTAACCTGCCCTTCCAATCCCGTGATTGGATAAACTCACCATTACTAAGGTAACCCATTAGCTATCCTCCTGCTGGTATAGTATCCCCTTGGGACAATTCCTGGCTACTTCACAGTAACCTCTGCACCTAGCTCCGTCCCAACTCTCCTTCTCATTACAGGGTTCATCCCAGCTACCTTGCTCCAGAGCCTTGGCTAGCTTGGTAGCCTTATCATCAAAGTAGCTAAGGACATACTCATCATCCAGCCTTGGTATAGGTATCATATAAGTATTTCTGGTAATACCTCGGCTACCAGCTATAGCTAATCCACCATCCCTAACCGTTACCTGCAACTGCATCCTATTTACTTTGATGCCTCTTTCCTCCAGCATTATACGGTAACGATTAAGCTGTAATTCTGCCTCCCAGTTATCAGCTTCCTGTGGCATCCGCTGAAATACTGGTACTAGCTTTGCCTCACCTGCTTTACCCCATTTACCAGAGGATTTATAAACTGCTCCAGATGGGTCTGGTTGCTTACCTACCTCAACAATACCCAAAGCCTTGGCAACCTTGAAGCTGCCCCATAGCTTGTAATCACTTAATACCCAACCATCACCATCATCACTAGGCTCCAGCAGGTCAAATATGTCTCTGTCTAAGGAAAGAGCTACCTCCGCTGGTAGCCCTAGCTCTCTGGCCATAGCCTCCATGGACTCATGATGCAAGCTACCTTGTACCATAAAGGCACGCTTATCAGGGTCAGCTACATAGGGCTGGGTTAGCTTGAGGAATTCATACATAGTACCATTGAGGAGCTGTGTGGTGGAGGCTACTCCGTTCCATTCACGCTCCTGTGATATGCGCCTTAAATAGGGTGTAGTAAGGCAGCGTTCCTTCATGCGGCATTGCCTTAGGCAATCCTTAACTGGAATTATTTTGCCATCTGGGCATTTGAACCATTCAAGCATTTAGCTCTCTCCTTCTGCATCTAGGAATTTATCTGTGTTCTTAGACGGGATTATCTTTACCCAGTGTGCCTTTTTCATTGCGTCCATTGCCCTAATTATCTGGTTCCTGCTAAATTCATCGCCAGCTATTGTTAATATACGAGGTAAACTTTGGTCATCCGCCAGCTTGACATAGCCCGCCTTAATTATTGCCTCGCTAAGAATATCAGTAATGTAGGCTCGTTCACCTATACTAGCTGTAACCTCATCCTCTTTTAATGTAGTATAAATCAGGTCTCCTAATTGCTCTGTCTTGTTCTTGTCCATCAGTTACCTCCTTAGCCTTTCCTAACTTCCTCTCTGATGAGTTCATAAACCTTTTGGTATATATCGTGTGCCAGAGTCTCGTTTTGGTATCTCACCTCTGCTGCAAAGGCTAAAGCTCCAGTACGGCAGGCATCAACATATTTGCCACCATCTATCCGCAAAACTATGGCATAGAAGTCTGGGTCAAGGGGCTTACCATTTGCTTTGCTGATTATATATTTCTGGTATAGTCCTTTTTGATTTTCCTCGTTTCCCATCAATTACTTCCTTAGCCTCACCAGCCAGGTTTTCTTTGGGACTGGGGCAGGTTCAACTCCTGCCTGATAGCCAATCGTTTACTTCATACCCCAGTCCCTTGCCTGAGCCTACACCCGCCTAAACGCTTGATAGCACTCCCCATTCTACTATCTAATCCTACCTCAGCTCAAGCTCCTGCCAGCCAACAGGGTATCTACGTC